ATTATATTTTAATAAAAATAAACTTGCCGTTTATTAATAAAGTTCGCATAATAAGGTACTTTTTTTAAATAAAAAACACTACGTAGTGTGTTAGAAAAAAGGACGCGTGTTAAAAATAAAGCTTGACCGTTTGGGTAAAAGTAACCATACTTGTCTTATCAATAAGGAACACAACCTTACAACAGATAACAAAAATAATAACAAATAGTGCTTGACTTTTTAGTAAAGTAAATGATAATAATAAACAACATTAGATAATATATGAAAAAGATTAAACCAAGTTATAACACAGTAGCAGCAAATGTAGTATACAAAAAGCACGTCGGTTCATTAATGGTACGAGTATCCAGGAATGGTACCAGGCAGACCCGTAGCTTCTTAATAAGCAAGTTTGGTGGCTATTTCAATGCACTTCGCAAAGCACGTGAATATGTAGCATACCTAAAACAAGAAACCACACCACGCCAGTTCAAAGCTGCTTACCGTCGTGTAGGTCGTCCAGCTAAGCACGAGTTCTTTGGACGTCGTCTCATTAAGAACTAATCCATTTCCCCCTCAGAGGGGATTATTCATAATATATCAACACAAGAGCGGTAGGGCTTTTTTATTTTCACCCTACCGCTCTTTTTATGTTGATTTTATTCAATACGGTTCTATAATGATAGAACAATAAAGAAATGAGCAAACAAATAGGAGTTCAACCAGGCACTTCCGCAACAAGCATCCAATCCAAGGAACTTGATGATGGAGTGAAAGTAGTATCAGAAGCCATTAAAGAGTACTTGAAGTGGCTTGTCGTGCCTATAGGCACCGTGCTCCTGTATGAGAGAGGCCACTCCAATGCTGGTTCAAGAGAGAAGGCTGTAGAAAAGAACCGGTTACAAGAGCTCTCCCACTTGGGCGACACTATAGGAGTGGTGCCAGATGGAGGGATGTGGTTTGAAAGACAACCAGACGGTACGAGAAAGCTCCTCGCCGCCTTTGAAGCCAAGTACCAAGGCAAGACCGGTAATGCTTATGAAAGGTGGAACAAGAACTTTATGGTATGTGAGTATATCAATCCAGCAGTCAAGTATGTTACATTCATGACCGGGGAAGGAGCGGTGGAAGGCAACGTGCTCCATTCATTTGGTACTACCATGCACAAGATCAAGCCCAATGCCGTGTTCTATTACTCACCAGGCGGGTTCAGTAGAGAGGAGATCTTTGGGATCTTCAAGAGCACTTTGGGTTTATCCATGAACTACCAAGACTTAATACCTTTCATCGGTCAAGTGGATACTCACAAGAACAAACAAAGACAATATTTCAATACACTTAAACAAAAGAAGCTTGCACCTACCGTGTTAAGTACCTAACATAATAACATAATGAAAAGCAATGAACCCCTAAGCAATCAAATGCCCGCAAAGGCATTTGAAAAGATACACCAACAGGCCATTGAATGGGAAACGGAATATTTGATTGGCGCTAAGGTGTTTACCGAAGACCAATATGATGAGGCTTGGGACCAGGCGGTGGAAAATGTAGCAGAAGAAATGGGAATCTATTTATTATAAACAACATATGTACCTAATAGGCGATTTAGTAAACTACAATGACAAAGTTGGACAAATCATTGGTATCTTTGAACTACAGGATGGCACCATTCTTTATGATGTACAGACCTTAAAAAGGGTGTTTACAAGTGTAATGCATGATGACTTAACCTATGTGGCTGAAGATACTAAGATAACTTAATAAAGGGTTATAAAGAAATTATATCACCTTTTTCATTTGATAATAATGTAGAAAGTTATAAAATATACATATAACCTAAACATATGACTAACGAACAAGCTACACAGATGATTGAGTTACTAAAGGCCATTGACTTTAAGCTATGGAAGTTTTACGAGGCTTCAGGACTAGACAATAACAATCAACCACCAGCAGCTACACCAGCTCCTACTCCAGCCACTCCTAAAGCCCCAGCTAGCAAGAGTTTGTACGACCAGTTTGTAGCCATCAATAGAAAGAAATGATTAAGATCATCCTCATTGTATTTGGCATCTTGGTAGTACCATTACTAGGTATCCTGTACTTGTTGTGGGATCATTCCAGGACCATTAAATGGTTAAGGGAAAATGGTTTCTACGATTAAGTAGTTGCACTTGACACAATAAGTTACCATTATTGTATTATGAAAATAATGATAACCAAACCAACTAATACATTCTTCTTATGACTTACCTCCAATTACTTAAACGCATTCAGAGTCTTCCACCAGAACGTCAACATGATGCGGTTACTGTACACACCTCTCACGACGATGAATGGTACCCAGTAACCGATTGTGGTATCGCAGATAATGAAGATGATGTTCTTGATACTGGACATCTTTACTTGAAGATTGAATAAGGCTTGCAACCATCTCATTAAGTAACCATACTTGTATTATGAAAATAATGATAACCAAACCAACTAATACATTCCTGGCAGCTGAATTCCCAACCTGGATTGACTTGAAGGTGGGTACTGTAATGGAGGTAAGGAAGGAAGGTCAGACTGGCTACTTGGTAGATCATCCAATCATTGAAGGTGATTGTGTAGTTTCAAAAATGAATTGTATTGAAGTGAGAGATGAAGTGGAATGTTGTGTGACATTATAGTGTTGCACTCAATCAATAAAGTTACCATAATAGTATTATGAAAATGAGAGACTTAAAACAAACCTACATTATCTTTACAGCAAGTGATACAGTATATTGCACAGCTGAGTCATATGACCTGGCTAATGAAATCATAGAAGCTGATGGCTTAATTGATGCTGTCATTCAACAAGTCAATCACATTACCAGTATTGAAGAAGGTAATCCTGTAACCATATCATATGAAAATACATCCACATATGATTGCACTTCAGATAATGTAAATGATGTAAGACATAAAGACCATTACTAATATGATCAATAGATTTGACGAAAGCTTGATGCACCTTCATGACCAGCTATCAAGCATTACCACCCACAATGTACCAGTTGATCTAGTCAATACAATGGAGCAGCAAGTGTTACTCATTCAAGCCAGACAAGCGTATGTTACAGGTCACAAGCAGAGCTATGAGCTGATATTGAGAGAGCTCATGGAACACATCCAGCTCAAATTAACTGGAAAGAACTGATAGAAAATGTAACGGGATTGAATAAGTATTACATTATGCGTGATAAAAGCTTTAACAAACTTGTTCAGTTATTTGAAACCATGAACCCTGCTATGAGTGAAGCTCCAGCCCGTACACCAGCACCTGCTCCAGGCGGTGACAGAGCTGCAGCTGCACAGCAGTACAGAGCCTCTGTACAGGCCTATGCAAGTAAGATCAACGACATCTTTAAAGCAATTAAAGCTCTATCAAATGATCCAAACTTTGAAAAGCTATACAGACAAGTACGCAATAAGAATCAATTAAACACTACAAATTATGAGAGGTACATAGGCGATTTTTATGGTAACTTAGCAGAGTACTCTTACCATGATAGAGAAGTATAATACTTTCAGAGGCCCTGCTGAGGACTAATACAGTTGCCATATATCATTTAAGTACTCATACTATTGGTATGAAACTTAATAAACAGGAAAGAACTAATACATATGAGTGAATCATGGATGGGATTTGGTGGTAGTAGTTATGATGACCTGGATCCATACCCACGCCCTTTGAGCCCTAAGATGGTTAAAGAGCTAAAGATACATGATGTGGCACAAAAGCTGATCACATATCAATTGAACAATCCTTATTGTAAGGTACTGGAGATTGTGGAGAAGCACAACCCAGACATATATGAAGATGTCAGGATACATTTCATAAGAAGTAACATCAGTCACACTTTAACTGAAGAGGAACAAGTGATACAAGATGAACTGGAGAGGGTACAACAGATTGATCAATTGTGTAGGTGGTGGTATGGGAGGTACCTACAATTGTGGTACAATAGAAAGATATCCAAAGAGAGTATGATGAACAGGATTAAGAAGACATGCATTAGTAAGAACCAACTTGATCATTACGATACCATAATACACTTCTTTAAAGATAAATGGGAGACAGAATAAAGTATTGCCATATATCATTTAAGAGTTGCCATTTATCATAAAGTAATCCATTATCATATAACAATAAGGAACCAATATGAGTATAATACTAACATGTAACGTAACGGGTAAGCAAGTGAAATGGTCTAATCAAAAGATCATTGATGCTAAAGTAGCTGAGTATGGATCATTAGAAGCATTCCAGAAAGCATATGTGAGTAGAGGTGCTAATAAGAAGCCTAAAGTGAAGAGCAGCTTATTGAAAGATGGTGAAGTAGATCTAATGAAGAGCATCTTAGAAGAAGGAGTGAAGCTAGCTCCATCTTTATCAACTAAGCATATGTCGAATGAAGAGTATGTAAAGCATTATGAAGCTAAAGTAAAAGCATTAGAAGAGGCTAATGCATCAGCAGCTGAGATAGGATGGATGAAGCAGCGCTTAGATAGATGGCGCGGCTAAGAGCACAGTACATTATAGGCAATGGTGTATAAGAGTGCAACGTAAAAACACACACTAGGGGCAGAAATCTGTTGAATATGAGATTCAACGTGCAACACCGTGGTATGTGCATGCCAAACTTTTGCCAGATTTTTTAAGCAAAAAAGTATATAAGACCCCTTTCACGGGATTTACGAAACCGGGGACTTCAGAATTTTTTTGCGCGAATTTTTTTTAGGTACTTTTCCTATATATAGCTTGGCATATCCGTACAAATGGTAATAAGTATGGTATATGTATTTCAACAAGTTTAATGCGGCAGCTAACTTAATACTCGAGGGGTTAAAGAACCCAAAAGACAATCCTTGTTGGAAAGGGTACCATCCGGTAGGTACAAAAGAGAAGAACGGTAAGACCGTTCCTAACTGCGTGCCTAAGGAAGGCCATGCACCTACGTGGCAGAAGAAGGCTGGGAAATCCCCAAGTGGTGGTTTAAACCAAAAGGGTATTAACAGTTACCGTCGTAGTCATCCAGGGTCGCATTTATCGATGGCTGTCACTACAAAGCCCAGTAAGTTGAAGGCTGGGTCAAAAGCGGCTAATAGAAGAAAGAGCTTCTGTGCACGGATGTCTGGAGTAAAGGGTCCGATGAAAAAGCCTAATGGCGAACCGACACGTAAGGCATTAGCTCTGCGTAAGTGGCACTGTTAATAGATTCTTTTGTCTATTATCTCTCTCTTACCCCTACTACCATAGAGTTGTTCTTTAATGGGTGCTCTTGTTATATCCGTCGTTATTTGGTGCGCATGTTCTAGCATATGTTCTGGTACTGGGTACCGAGGTAGTACGGTAGAAACGTACTTTACGTAGTCATTTGGAGTGGGGTGTAGGTCTTTATAACTTGTGCCATCTGATTTAATGATCTCTACTTGAGGGGACATGGTAATGATGCTTAACGGTCTAGGTAGCCACGTACTAAACACATCCCTGTACAGGGTTACCGTATCTTCGTATTGTTTGTAGTTGTTTTTAATGACTTCATAATCCTGGGAACCGAAGATGTGGTAGGTGGCGCCTGTGCACTTAAGTAGTGCTTCCCCAGAAGCAAACAAACTCAATGAACTCATCACTATGCCCCTCCAACTGGAGTACCTTTCCATAAACTCCTTACTATATCTATTCCCGATAAACCCCGTACCGTACCAGTTCCCGTACCCCCCATACACATCATCTATGGTGTTACCAAACAGATCGTGCGGTAGGGTTCCGTCTATTAAACGGCCCTCCCTCTCCACTCCCGCCCACTGCAGTATGACGTAGTCACCATGGGTGATGTGGTAGGCGGAAGCGGCCTGGGTGAGGCGGTGGTGGATGACTTGGTTGGCGGCTCCTCCGGAGCCCAAGTTGTAGTACTGTTTAAAGTTTGGGGAAATGAGATCCGCGTACGTTGGCCATATGTGATTGCTAAACGAGCACCCAAAAACAAATAACCTACCATTAATCATGTTGACTTTACTTATTGGGAGGTTATTATAAATAAACTTAAATATAATGTCGGATTTACCAAAAACAATATGCGCATTACCGTGGATTAGCATTGAGGCCGGGCCGTTAGGGGCACTGAAACCGTGCTGCATGGCCCAGGACGAAATAGTGGACGAAAATGGCAACAAATACGACCTAAACACCACCACTTTAGAAACTGTGTACAATAGCAAGTATATGCAGGAGTTGCGTAAACAGTTTAGAGAGGGTGTAATGCCTGCCACGTGCAAGAGGTGCTGGGATGAAGAGAAAGCCGGTAAACCCAGCAAACGCATTTATAGTAAACCTATCATTGGGGAAATGTACGAGCAAATAGATTGGTACAATGATGAACCTAATCAGTTGTGGTTCTTAGATTTAAAACTTGGGAACATCTGTAACCTGAGGTGCCGGATCTGTAGTGCTTATGCAAGTAGTAAGTGGGCGGAAGAGGATATGGATTTTTTACCAGACAACAAAGACAGAACTAGCACCGTTTCTTATAGTATGCTAAAGCAGGGGGCCTGGCCGCGTAAGACCCAGACGTTTTGGGACAACTTAAAAAAACTATTACCTAATGTTAAGTACTTTGAGTTTACAGGCGGAGAGCCCTGGCTTATAAAAGAACACGTCAACTTGTTACAGTTTGCAGTGGAGCAGGGTTATTCTAAGAACATTAAGATACATTACAATACTAACGCCACTCAAACGCCTTCCAAACTAGCGGAACTGTGGACTAACTTTAAACACGTTGACATTGCTTTTAGTATAGATAATGTTGGAGAGAGGTATGAGTACGAGCGCTACGGAGCACAATGGAATGTTGTTAATGACAATATTGATAAGGTGCACCGGTTGAGAGACACTCAAACTAACATTTCTACTCAGCTATGCTTCACTATTAATATACAAAACGTTTACTATATTGATGAACTACTGCAATGGGCTGAAACTAAAAACTTCGGTAATATTTATTTTAACATGCTACATGTACCCTCTTTTATGTGTATACACTTCTTGACACCACAAGCCAAGGAACTTATTATCAATAAGTTTAACTCTATTAACTGGAAAGATTGTTACAAAAGAGATGTAAACAATGTTATACAGTTCATTAATAACGGAGCAGGGAGCGACGGGACAGAGTTTATAAGCTATATTAAAAAAACAGATGCACGCAGAAATCAGAGCTTTATGTCCACCCATAAAGAAATAGCCACAGCAATGGGATATTAATATGAATAAGACAGACACATTAGTAATAATAGGCGACAGTTGGGGGTGTGGAGCGTATACAGACTTCAACGGTTTTAAACGAGATAACACACCTGCAAAAGGACTACTACCGGATCAGTACTTTACCGCTAAGTTCCGTCAATACTATAAAACTGTAGAAAATCACTCTCAAGGGGGTCGTAGTAATAGTACGAACGTTGAAAGATTAATTAATTTTATACAAGATAAACTTCGTGCAAAAGAAGATTTGTCTAAATATAAAATTTTAATTTTACAAACCGACCCGCTTAGGGATATACCTTCAGCTACTCTTTTTTATCGTATTAACCAGTCCACACAATCGGACATGTATTATGTTTGGGATTTTTTTAAAAATAACGATCATTATGATTTGTTGAGTATATTAAGGTTTAATATAGAGTTTTTTTATCATTCATTGTCTATAGTGGCGCAAAAATATAGGTTAACTATTAACCTTGTCGGAGGGTTAGGAGCGGTACAACCTTGTGTAACTAAATACAAAAATATAAATGTGCTGGTAAACTCTTGGCTTCAGTTGATTGATCCAGAATACAACCCTTCAAACATTATTACTTCAATAATAGATATACAGCCAGGCACCAATCCAGTTATTAAGGAAATGTACGAAGGAATGCAGCAAATATTTAAAATACAAAAAAAGTGGTGCGCAATAGCTAGTATAGACGGGGCTACTAAAGATATACCAAACTACTTGGGTTATTGTAATGACTTACATCCTCATCATAAAGGTATAGATTTATTAATCGATACCATACACGATAAAATCTTATAAACGTAGTAAATATATCTACCGTGGCTAGACTACCAGACTTATACAATAAACTAATAAAAGGTGAAAAAGTTTCCGCTAAGAAAACTTTAGTAGATGTGTATCTTAATAAAGAATCTTATAAGCCTAAAAAGAGTGTGGTGAGCTTGTACAACGAGGTGATGAGTGGGTATAGAGACTCAAATCAAGATCAAGAAGCCTTAGTTAAAGCACAAGCAGCAATAGATGCTCGTCGTGCACAAGCAAGTCAACCGGTAGTACCTAACCCAGTACCTATTACCCCAGCAGCACAACCTGAACAACCAGCAGCACCACAAGTCCATGAACCAACAGTCACTGAATACGGTTTACCTTTAGTTGGTAAATGGGATGAAACTCAAAAAGCTCTATTTTACGAACGCATACAAACCAATGCAAGTAAGCTCTCTCGTACTGGTCAAGGTAATGGAGAGTTTTCTGTTGCTGCACTTTTATTAGCTAGTAGTTCGGTACCGGAAGATAAAAACGAATACGAAAAAAAGAAAAGTGAACCCCAAGCCATTAAAAACATTATACTTGAGAAGCAAATGATTACTGGTGGTGGGGACTCTTTAGATGTAAGCTACAATGGTAAAACATTTGAAGTAAAGCAAATAAAAACTCGTACAGCAGATGTACCTACAGGAGTACATGGAGCTAAAGTTGCAGCAGATATACTCAATCAAACAAAAGCTATACTAGCCATATCTAATGCCTTCCGTAGACTGTCTCCTGAAGAACAAAAAGTGTTTAGTAAAGATTTAAAAAAAGAGCTTGAACAAGCTCGTGCTTACTTTACAGAGTATAGTACTTCGTTACCAGGCGGTGCAGTTAGTAAGAATACTTCTTCTAAAGAAGGTACTCCTAAACTTTACTTAATAGCGGAATGGTTAGGTCAACTCACTTCTCCAGACACTGCTAATGTAGACAAAACACCGTTAACCGGTACTGCAGCAGCAGTAAAAAACATTTACAAGACTGACAATCATAGAGCTAAAGTCATAGACATGAGAGCTAGAGATTATATCGGTTCTCAAAGTGGATCAAAATTATCTGACTTTCTTACTATGGTAAAAGAAACTGTGTATAAAGATAGTGCTACTTTTCAGGCTAGGGTAGGGGGTTATTTTGAACCTGAAAATGAAGTGGCTGCTACAGCTTTAGGTCTTATTTTTGAAAAGACAGATACTGGTGGTGTAGTGTTTGTGATAGGTGACTCGACATACGAGTTTGTACCCTATAATGAACTAGGGAGCAAAGTAAAGTTGTTCAGAATAACTAATAATACGGTTACGGTAAAATTAATATAATCTTAAACTAGTTTATTTTAAGTCCGGATATAAGTACCTGTGCCGTGGCTACTAACACTAACATACTTTTCATTCTTAAACGTAGAGAGGATTATAATGACATTGTCCATAGCCCTAAGGGATTAAGTACTGGATTATTTAATTCCGCTTCTTTTATGGTTGATATGCTCAATAAGGCTGGTGTTACAGCCAACATTGAGGTAGCTATTGATAACAACTGTATAGATCGGTTAGTCACTAAATACAAACCTACATATGTTATTATTGAAGCATTGTGGGTGGTGCCATCTAAGTTTGCTGTGTTAACCGCTTTACACCCAACAGTTAAATGGGTTGTACGATTGCACTCTGAAATGCCTTTTATGGCAGGAGAGGGTATGGCAATGGATTGGATTGCAGATTATTTATCTTACCCTCAAATAAGTGTCGGGGTTAATGCACCGCGTATGTTAGATGAAATACGCGCCTATGCTCGTATAAAATATGGTTGGGCAAAACAAGAAACTAACAATAGAGTGGTTTACTTGCCAAACTATTACCCTCAATCTTATTGGAGTGTAAAAGGTATAGTACGTAAGCTAGATACAGTTGATGTAGGGTGCTTTGGAGCTATACGTTTATTAAAGAATCATTTATTACAGGCTTATGGTGCATTAAAGTTTGCTGAATCTGTTAACAAAAAGCTACGGTTTCATATTAATATTGGTCGTAATGAAATGAAAGGCGAACCAGTGTTTCACAATCTTAAGGCTATGTTTATGCAGTTAGCAGGCACCAGGCATGAACTAGTAATGCATGAATGGACACCAAGGGAGCAGTTCTTGGAATTATGTCGTAATATGGACGTGGGTATGCAATGTAACTTTTCAGAAACATTTAATATTGTTGGAGCTGATTTGATCAGTCAAGGGGTGCCTTTAGTTGCTACAAAAGAGGTACCTTGGGCTAGTTGTTTGTTTAATGCTGATCCAAATAGTAGTGATAGTATAAGCAAAGCTTTACGTAACTCTTATTATTTACCTGGATTAAATGTGCGGATTAATCAACACAATTTGACTAAGTATACTAACAAAACAGAAAAAATCTGGATTAAATACTTTAAACAAAATGTCGAAACACCACACAGTACAACTTCATAAATGGGAAAACGGCGTGCTCAAGTTTACCGAGCACGTGTTTGGAACTAAGTTCGATGCATTTCATTTTGCTAAAAACAACAAAGCCGATCACGTCAAAGTACTTGATGGTTACGGAAGTGTAATACATTCTGAAACAAAAGAATCGGTTACAACTAATACCTACGCTTAAAGTTGGAAAAATATTACTACCGGGTAAGTAGTAATAATGAAGTTTTCTATTGTAATACCCACTTGTAATAGGTGGCCACTTTTACAACGCTGTATTGATAGTGTTATAAGCAATACTGCTGATTTATCTTCTGTAGAGATTATAGTGGTGTCAAATGGTTGTACTGATGGTACACCTGAACTAGTAACAAGCACTTATAAGAATTACCCTGTAAAAGTAATACATTGGCCGGAACGTCTAGGATATTCAGGCGCTGGTAATGTAGGTTTTAATGTAGCGAAAGGTGACTACATCGTACGTTTAGATTCAGATGTCGTGGTACTCGGACCTACTTGGTTGAATAACTTAGTTGAACCATTTTTAAAATACCCTACAGCAGGTATTTCTGGGCCATCGATGGTACCAGTAGGAGATCAAAGTGTTTATGCAGCAGACTGTATAGTGTTCTTCTGTGCAATGATTAAAAGAGAAGTATTTAATAGAATAGGTTTCTTAGACCCGGTGTTTAACAACGGAGGTGGAGAAGATACAGACTTTAGCATTAGAGCTATAAAAGCTGGTTACACCGTGCACCGTGCAGTAATGGTAGGTCCTAATATGGAAGAATCATTTCCTCTCTTTCATGAACCGGAAATGCACAGAGGTGGTGAAAGCTACGAAAAGGTTAAACACAAAGAAGTATGTGCTAAGATACTTGAAAACCGTTATGGAAGGGTTCGCATTTTATGAAGTTCTCTATTGTAATACCGACTTTAAATCGTTGGGACTTGGTTAAAAAATGTGTAGACAGTATTATACAAAATACTGATTTAACCGATGGAGAGGTGATTATAGTATCAAATGGGTGTACAGATGGCACACCTATAAATGTGCTTAACGAGTATAAAAACTACCCTGTACAGTGTATATATTGGCATAAACCTTTAGGCTACCCTAAAGCAGTTAATATGGGTATGTCAGCTGCTACCGGTGATATAGTTATCTTATTAAACAACGATACTGTTTTTCTAGCTGATCACTGGTACAAGACATTAACAGAACCTTTTAATACTACCCCTACTGCTGGTGTTACTGGTGTTATTAAACGTTATCAAGGCGGTAAGCCTTGGATCTTGTTCTTTTGTGCTGCTATTAGTCGTAAAGTTATTAACACTATCGGTTTATTAGATGAGATTTTTACTCCAGGGTGCGGGGAAGATATAGACTATTGTATGAAAGCTTATTCAAAGGGCTTTACTATACATCAAGTACCAGAGCAAGTGCTAGTACATATTGATGGTACAAACAAAATGTCAGGGCATTTTCCTATATATCACGACGGAGGGGTTACTGTAAATCGTAACCCTGAACAAGCTAAAATATTTGCACGTAATATGCAAATAGTAGAACAACGGTACGGGCCTTATTCAGATGGCCCGTTACCACAATAAACGCATTTTGTCGCAAAACCGACTAGCTTGATACCAAAACCCGTCCCATACCTGTCTACGGAACCAACTTACAGGTCTGGTGTAGTTGAAGTATTTATTGTACCAACGGTTTCTATTACGAAGTATTTCTTCAGTTAATACTTTTATAGCCTCTAAACGGGTTGTGTTGCTAGTTTTTTCGAATCCAGTTACCACAATCTTATCTACTTGCCCATTAGTAAATGTTGCAGTAAACTCTATCCAGCAATCATTATTACCTGGTTTATCGTTTGGTTTATAATCATAGAAACTAAGCAAACCATGATAATTTGTATCTTCCCAGTTTTTTTCGGATTGTTGCAATAACAGTCTACCATTCTCAATTTTGTAGTTGGACATAGACTCGTCTAAGCCTTTAGTTTGAAACTCTGTACAAGTATTAGGCAATCCCTCTTCCCACATTTCATCCGTCCAAGGTAGCTTGTCTTCAACTGTTATTATGTCGTACATTCCCATAGTTTTAATAGTATAGCGGTGTTATTTATTAAAGCAACTACTATATATTTTTTATTCGGATTGTGTAAATATATGTATGGGCCGCAACACATTTAAACTATTAGCAGAAAAATATTCCTTAGTACAAGAGAATCCTTTGGAAACAGAAGTCCAACCAGGCGGTACTCATAAGTCTGATCACAATGTTGAAATGACTCGTACTAAAGCTCGTCAAGCAGCTGAAGTATCTGCAGAGTTGCATGAAATCTTGGAAAAGATTCCAGCTGAGCACCCTATTATGGCTTGGATGGTTACCCATGTAACTCAATCAGCTGATATGTTACAAGACGTGTTAGCTAAGTTGAAAGAAGAAATTGAAAGCCCTGACGTCGAGCCAGTTAAAGATGAATCTTCATACGAAGAACTAGAAGGCGAAAAAACAACTGGTGGTTACGGTATGAGTACAGGCGGTACAGGGGTTGATGGTATGGATGGTGTTAACGGCCGAATTTAATTTTATGAAAAAGTACGATTACACAAAAAGCAGTTTAACAGACAAGTATCAAGTACTGACAGAGCGTTACTTTGTAGAGATTAAAAAAGAAGACCTTGCTGAGGGTTGCTGGGATGAAGAAACCCAACATCCAGTATCCCATTGCTTTAATGAAGATGGTACACTTAAAGAAGAGTGTAAGAGAGGTTATGAACAACCAGTAATGGAAGAGCCTACTGGAGATGTAAACAACTCCGGTAATATTGGAGCAGCTGGTCCTAATGCAGATTTCGGTGGTACTCAACAAGGACAAAGTCTAGCAGCAGAAGAAAAGGAACCAAGCCCGCATTTGTCTCTACTTAAACAACATTTACATTTTGCTGAAGAATGTGGTCATGGTTGGGCTGCTGATAGCAATCACCCACACGCACCATTAGTTCTTGAAGCTATACGTCACTTGAGAGAGTGTATTGAAGAGTGTGATTATTGACCGGTTAGTATTTTTAAATACATCGATTTATCTACACCCTGTGGTATTAAGTTCATTACGCTCTTAATATCACCTGCAGCTAATAAGTTTCTAAAATCTGTACCACTTGCTGATCTTGGTATAGGTACTATTTCAATCTTACCTACATTAGGATAGCTATTATGGTTTAGTCTTTCATATGCTTTCATGTCAACCGGGTCTTGACCAACATATGCTTTAACTGTTATTTCATTTGCTAGAGGAGATTGGTTTATGTCATTAACATAGCCATAAATAGTAGCAATAGGAGATACATCTGCTTCTACTATATGTATTTTAGCTTTATTACGTTCTAGTAAAGGTACAAAAAGTTTCCACAATGCTAACTTTTTATTAATATCAATGCCAGTATTGTCTCTGTCTTTACGGCTTACCACAATATAAAGATCATTATTCTGTTTAGCAGCTTCTAGAGCTGTATTAAAATGACCGATATGAGGAGGATTAAAACCACCACCGAAGAAGCCAATGCTTTGTGCTTCTTGTTCAGTTGCCGGCCCTTCTTCTGTTACAGTAGCAGGTTTTCTACCACGTTCCCCTGAATATGAAAAGTTAAGTTTACTAAACTTGCTACGGTTTACTATCTTTACTTGGTTAGGAGTGTCCCCAATATATAATACCTTACCTTCACCTTCAGGAGCATATATCCATTCATCTCCTACAGGTATATAAGACAGCATACCATTGAGCTTGTGTTCAGTGTTAGCTAATAAATGCTGAAATATAAGCTTAATACGTAACATATCATATGTAGCACCTATTAAGCCTGCAAAGTCTTTCTTGTGTTCTATAAGATACTTTTTTATATCTTCTGATTTTGTTCTAGCATTGGCTTGTACTCTAGCACTACCTGTAGCAGCTTTTGTTACAAGCTTGTTGTTTACGAATGTATAAAAACCGTTTAAGAACTTATTAATATCAAACGACTCTCCTTGTTCAGCAGCTTTAAATATACCGCCTGTCTCGCGCACCATATAGTTTAAGTACTCCTTTAATTTAGTAGTAATAAACCCGCCTGTACTATATTCTGCATCAAATGCGTTATCTACGGTAGATACTTGTCTTTTTGCGTCATTTAGTAGACCGTGTAAAGTATTTTTTAAGTTAGGATCAATCTGTATATTAAGACTCTTAATATTTGAACCTTCTGCAAACACGCCTGCTTTCTTTAAACTATATACTACTCGAGCGGTGTCTCTGCTTTGCATTTGACCTGCAGCATTAAATGCAGCATGTACTACTATACCAACCGGTGCTTTTGAAGCTATATTATATAGTTCAGAAGCAGGATCAACTGGTATAGCATAAGTTATAAGATTAGGTTGAAATGTTAAACATTGTTTACCCCCTAAGTCTTTTACTGTAGGTGGTCTAGCTGGAGAGAATAATAAATCGCCTTGATATGTTAAACCTGAGTTATCGTACCCATTTTTTAAATAAGGAAATACTGTTCTAATAACCTCTCTTAAACCAGGAGCTTCTTTATATATTTCATCCGCTTCCTGTTCACTGTGTACTCGTTTGAAAGACTTGGTTGAGATAAAAAACTGATTATTATATTCCCCGGTTTCAGGATTTTGAGTTTCATCTATACCCCAAAATAGAGCAGGTGCACCATCTATCTTAAAGTTAACAGTTGTCTTGCTGTTAAAACCTTCTAGCAAAGATGTAAAGTTCTCTACTTGTTCAACGAACTTATTAAATCCTTTTTTACCTTCTTCTATAGCAAGGTCTTCCATATGAGACAAATGCTTTTTGAGAGTATCGTCCACAGCTGCCTCTTGTATAATGCTTTCTGTATAATATTTTTTAAAACTTATCATGATTGAGGTATAGTGCCTGTGAGCTGGTAATACTTACTTCCTATGAAGTTTAGTCCCTTAGTTAAATAGAAACTGTATATGTTTTCAAGTATACCACCATCTGCATACCAGTCTTTTACAGAAGAAGCGGTTTCAGTTAAAGTTGTAGATAAACCATCTGTACGAGTGTTCCAATCAATAAGATTGTTTACAGGTGTGTTGGTATATTCATCATTAAATACAAAGAACTTATAGTTACCATTTACAGGTGTTCTCAATCCCCAACCATAAAACGCACTTAAAGGGTAAGCTGTTAATGGGAAAGTTAAAGATGAAGCTGGCGGAAAATACATCTGCATGTTGTTTGCAGAAATACTTGTATAAGAGTTTATAGCGGGTACCTCTAACAACTCAAAAAAGCTAGAATCAAAAATATCATTAACTACTATTTTTTGACCCGCAGACACTGTAGTAGTACTAATACCATAAGCGCTTAAAGTACCACCTAGATTAACATGGTATCCTCTATTGTTAAAGTCTGTATTGTATTTTTCTCTTGTACCCCATAAACGTTCATGAGGGGTTGAATATAAATCAAACTGTCTCTTTAGTACTGGCGGTGGGTTGTAGTTATAGTTATCAAACTCCGTATCAACCAATGCAGCAAGAGAATATAACTGATCTACTCCGCTATTTAATGGATCGGCATTATTAGCAACAAAGTTAGCGGTCTTTTCATATGCTAATGTACCGAAGTTTTCGTTATATTGAAAACTATCACCACCTACGGCTGAGAGATAACCAATCAGGTTTACATTATCAGCCATAAACGGCTGTAACATATACGATTGTAATAAAGCACCGTAGTTGAAGTTTTCGTTTATTTTACGTACAAAATACTTGTTGTAATAGTTAACTACATCAAAGTTATAAACACTAGACACTGCTATTACACTTGTTGTAGCACCGGCTAAACCATTAGCCTTAGAATAATAACTTACATGTGGTTCATTTATTGTAGTTAATGCATATGTGCCTACAACTAAAGAAGCACTAACATTAGTTGTTTGAGTAACAGCGGATAATGGTAAAGTACTAAGAATGTTTTTATAGAACCCTCCTGTATCTCTGTTTATACTATCATATCTACTTAAACTAAAAACAGGGGTAAATGTTGTAGCGGCCGAAGCGGGCGCAACTGTTGCAGAAATACTATTAGTAGTTCCTACTAGAGGGTAGTTTAATAGTACTTTATTACTAAAATCAGCTGAAGAAAGTACCGGGCTATTAAGCGTAACTATAAACTGATTATCTGTATCAGCCCATAGCGTTTTAGGTAAAGGTATATTGCCACCGTTAACTGTAACATTAAAGTGATCTGCAGATAAAGCTTTTACATAAAAATAAGAAGATAGTAGCACATTGCTATTTGAATAGGAAGGAGCACTTCCATCATTTCTATCTTGTAAGTTTGGTACAAAACTAGTATTGTATGTTACCCATACTGTTGGTAAGTTAGCTGTAAATGTGTTAGTGCTATATACTAGAGAGGGTATATCGTCAATGTAGTAAAAGTCTATAGTACCATAATAGCCTACTAATATACCATTTACTGCTGTAGTTTGAGTGCCATCAGGTTTAATATAAACCGGGGTAATGTTTGTTGCAGATATAGATGTGACAACGTTACCGCTTGTATCGGTGAACCTCCAACGTGGTCTTAACTGTGCAAACTTATTATCCGGGGTTACTACTTCCCAGGGCTGAGATAAAGAACTATCTGCATATACCTCAAACACAACATCACTACTTAACTGGTTAGATACACTAAACGTAAATGACAACGGAGTAGCACTATAAAGAGGTCCAGGGGGGCAAGATTGAAAGCCGTGAAACACCGCTCCATGACTTCTATTAACGGTAGTTAACTCCGGCCACTGACCGTAGTTCCATTGCATGAAGTCTGTAATATAGTTAAATGCAGAAAATGTTTTAGAATAACTTTGCAACAAACTACCATCTTTAGGTATAACAGCTAACTTTACTTCATATGCACCAGGCCATTTGTATGTGTGAGCGGGTGCAACAATGGCACTATCAGTTACTTGTGTTATCTCTGTTTCAGTACCATCTCCGTATTGTACGAATAAGTTTAAAGAGTTTAGTACTGCAGCTGGTTGTACACCTTGCTTTGTACTAACAGTACATGTAATAGGAGTAGCATATGTAAACCCGCTATTAACAGGGCTTATAGTAAAACCTGATGGTAGTATGTAATCAGAAACGTTCACAAATGTCTTTAAATGTTAATAACTGATGTATCTTGAGAAACATCGGTCGATACAATAATGCGATTGGTTACATTGTTAATATCATTTAAATACAGAGCTTGGAAGTCTAATAACTGATAGTTTTTAGTAGCAATAGAAATATCGTTGTCCGGATAAGAAGGATTCCATATCACTAGAGATACCCCTTGTACAATCTCTCCAGTATCTAATCTCTGTGTATATACTTGGTTAACACCCTGTATACTTTCGATTTGAGCAGCTAGACTTATTAAGTCTATATTATAACCTAATGTTAGCTTTGTTGGATCAAAAAACGCGGTAATAATACCAGTTATTTGATTTTGTAGAAGTTGGGTAGAAATCTTTGCTGTGCGTTCCAACGTAACTGTCAATCTTGTATTATTAATAATAGTGTTAATATCTTCACCAGTCTTACTGCTATAACCTATAGTAACTGTTTTATAAACTGGATCCATTACTATAATGTCTGAAGTAAGAGTCTTTTTGTTTAATGCAGCATTAGTAATAAGAGACTTTTGTGCAGGTGTTAAGTAGTTGATGTAGCTGTTAGTATTGGCTTGTGTAGCACGAGGTAATACATAAATGTATACATTGTTAAAGTTACACGAAGTAGAGAACGCAACTTGATTGTATAGTACTCTATTATCTTGATTTGGGTTAGTTAAACCAATATTATACAAATAACGTAAATGGTTGTTAACATAATCATTATTGTTAAACACCACTACATCTTGTATGATACCGCTAAATGTACTCTTTACAAAGTTTTTATAATCGTTTGCAGTTACTAGTCTATATTGTGATTTGTAAGCTGCAGGAGCATTGGCACGAATACTATCTGCATTTTCAGCAGCCGTATAAGCTGTAGATGGATTAGCGTTACTAAGCTTGAGGTAAGTGATGCTATTATCATCTAAGTACTGTAAATCAGGGCTAAATACATCATTGCTTATAGTATTAAACTGAGCAGTATTGTATAGTACTGCAGGTAAACCTGCTAGAGCATTAGCTGCGATTTGACCACCTGTACCTAAAGACTGTAGATAGTAAACTGCAACTACGTCGTTAGGGTTTAACTTTTGACCGTTTATACCATTACCAAACTTAAGTTCGTAGTTACGACTTTCATTATACCTTACTTCATAAGTTGTATCTGTTGCCCCTTGTAGGTACAACGATTCTGTACGAATCCATTGTGTCCATTTACCAGTTGCAGCACTCTGTACATATACATCAATATTAAAGTGATCTACATACACCGCACTACCAGGTGCAACGAATACTGTTTCGTTTACTGTGCCTTGAGCTATATAAAGCGGGTACTCCGTCCACTTACCTTGATACATTATAACCTGATTGCCTACATTAGGTATATATTGATCGGTTGATAAAGTTTTTGTAAAAGTAACATCTGTATTAAATGTATAAGGTGAGTTATTAACCCTGACAAAAGAGTAACGAGGTATTGTATATGAGCCTATTGGTAGATCAGCTGTTGCAGAGCAATCAAACGTGACTGTAGAGGTTTGTATGCCTATAGGGGAGTAGTTTATAATCTTTACTACACGGTTAATGTTTTCGTAAATCTGGGCATCACTAAACATAGACTCTGAAGAAGTCTTGTTTAGGTAAAACATAAACGTATGGAAAGCATATGCAATAACGCTGTTTATTGCATTAAGATTAGAACCTTCTAGATACTGATCTGTAAACAAGCCGCTTTGTGTTAAGCGGGTACGCATGAAGTCTCTAAGATTTGTAGCATCAAACGCAACGTATTCGTTCGGTTGAATGTTTAGAGCTGATGCATCTGTATAGGTTGTTGACATTTTATAAAATAGTATATCCGGTTCTAGTTAGGGTGCCAGGTACGTTAATGACTTTATTAAGGTATGGCATTATTATATTTAATTCAATGTAATAACTTTGCTCGTCAGAGTTTAAACGTATATTAACATTAGATACCTTAACTCTTGGTTCGTACAAAGACAATCCCGTAACTATATCATTACCTATATTTCTAGCATTGTCTTCTGTCACTGGCTCAAACAAGTATTTAACTAAGTTTAATCCGTAAGTAGGATTTAATAAGCTTTGACCGGGTAATGTGTTAAATAATGAATAAATGGAGTTCTTAATAGCAGCCTCATCATAATCTGCTTTTAAATCTTTATTAATAGGGTTGCTAAAGTCTAGATGTAAATCCGAGTAAGTATAGTTATTGCTTACATTTACCTTTTGTAAACCTGTAAAACTTATGGATGGCATTGTAAAATACTTAGGGAGGGAGTAAGTAATATCATTATATGAAAAACAGTAAGTTTGACTCTTTATTCCAGGAGGCCTACCGCGAAACTCAAGGCAATGGATTTCTCGTAGGCGACGTGGTTAAATTAAAAACCGGCTATGAAAATATGGATAGTTTTAAGCAGCTGGGTGAAAACATTAAACAACGTGTTAAAGATATTATCAGTACTGGTAATAACATTAGAGTGGGTAAACTACACAGCTATAGTGCTGGTGCAAGATATAGTGCTGAAGGTGCAGATAAAGCACCAGCTGGTCTTGCTGATTGCTATGAAGAAGTTTCTCCAGGTTTTTGGCGTAACTTAGTCACGGTTCCCGTCGATTGTTTAGAAGAAGTAAAGACCGGAGCAAACTTACCCCCTGTACCAGAAGGTCAAAAAGATATGAGAGACCGTACAGCTGAAGGCAAAAAAGAATTTAAAAGTAAAGCAACTAACGAACAAACTAAGTCAATGAAAAAGCAAACTCGCGTTGAAAAAGGCGATTACGAGTTAGCTACAAAAAATACAAAGCTTGCCCACTCTAACAAACATAATGATATGCAACCACCAAAAGTAAAAGGCATGCAAAAAGCCAAAACTATTAACGAGTCACAAGCTCTCTTAGAAGATCTTTATTTTAATATTCTTACTGAAGACGTAGGTGTAATGAGCGGTGGTGTTGGTTCCCGAGATGGTGGGGATCAATCAACAGGTAATCCTCCAATTCAATCTGAGGAAGAAAATGTAGCAAATGATGACGAAGCTAAGATTGATGCATTTGTAAATTCTTTACCAGCAAATTATAATAAACCGTTTTTCAAAGATTGCTTAACTGGAATGAAACCAGGATTGTCTTGGGAAGAGTTTCAAGATAAGCTCTGGCACAATCTTTATGCTCATAATTTAAAACAGTATAATAATGATCCCCGTAGAGCAAAAACCGCAACGGATAATAAAATGTGGTATATGGATGACGGAGAGTTTCCAGCCGAAGCAGGGCAGGATTACAAAGCAGTATTCGGTCATTTCCCTGGTAGTCAATCCACAGAAAAAGAAGGCGGTAATGCATTGACAGGCGCTTTACATAATTCTAAAAAGGGAGATGAAATAGAGGTTGGTGGTAAAAAAATGATTAACACCACAGGTCCTATTGCAGAAGAAGTATGTCCTATCTGCGGTAAAAATGTTTGTAAATGCGATACAATGAAAGAAGCTAAAATGAAAATGAAAGATGAATCCGGACTTCAAGCTTACCTCGGTAAAAAGAAATACGGTGCTGATTTCAAAGCTTTACAACAAGCTGGTAGAGAGCATGATGCTAAGAAAAAAGAGCAAATTAAAGCTAAACACTCACACCACGGAAGCTAAAGCAATAAGACAAGAAAAAAAGTTAATTTCTTGATCCATTACTAAAGCGCTTCGATAGAGATATTCAGAGACTTGCAGCAATGCAAGTCTTTTTTTATCTTCTGAAATAGAGCTCTTGTATACTGCATTAAACAGATCTTTCATTAACTTAGGATAGTCGTTTCCAAAGGTTTGTTCCGACTCTATAACGAATTTACGTATAGACGTAAGGTCTTCTTTGTTCACAGTTTTATCCAAGATCTCCTGTGCGAATCCCTCGTTATTAATCGTATTACTAATAGACAATACACTATCAACCACGCTACGTTGAATATAGTTAATAATCCTACGTAGATCTGGGTAATGATAACGAATAACTTCTTTAATTTTTTCTATCTGATCTTTACCCACTTGTATCTTTTCGGTACGAAGTATATGACCTACTCGCTTAGCGTATTCTCCAATAGGAGGAGTAAAATCAGTAAAAACTTGACAGCGGGATTGGATCGGTTGAATAATACGATGTAGGTAGTTGCCAGTGAGGATAAAACGGGTATTACCGGCATATTCTTCCATAACATTACGCAGAGCTCTTTGACCCGCATCAGTAAAGTTGTCAAACTCGTCGAGAAAGATAACCTTAATTTTGCCATCCAAGCTTTTAGTTTGAGCAAATGTAAGAATAGAGGTACGGACTTCGTCGATACCGTTCTTTTCGCTTGCGTTAATGTAAAGGTACTGTGCATCTAGTATTTCATTTATAATCACTTTCGCTAATGTGGTCTTTCCAGTACCAGCATTACCTACTAGCAACATATTAGGTATTTCGTCTTTACGTTTACATTCTTCTATGTACGCACGCAAAGACTCAGATAAAACCATATCGGCCAGTTTAGTTGGCCGATACTTTTCTACCCATATATTCATTAACTGTTCGTTGATTGACATTATTTCTTTTTTGGTTTTACTGAAAAGCCGCCATCTGGATCTGCTACTATTTCAACTTCAGTTGGTGTAACACTACCCATTTTCTTATTATACACTTCATCAGCTTTGGCTGATTTATCTGATGAACCGAAACCTTTTTCACCACGTGTAGTTTCACTTACTTGGTCTGTCCACTCAATATCGGCTTGTATAAGAGGGTAAACAATAAGCTGTGCAATCTTGTCCCCAGCCTTAAACGTTTGGTCTTCTGTACCGAAGTTATAAAGCTTGATACCCATATCTCCTCTATAAGGGTTATCAATAATACCGAAATGAGGAAAGATATGCTTCTTAAAACCTACACCAGAACGGCCCTCTACCCGGATCCAATAGCCTGGTGTTAAGTAACCTAACTTAAGACCTACAGGCACTACAGCATAACCTTTAGCAGGTACAGTGACTTGCTCTACAGCTGTAAGATCAATACCGGAATCCCCTGTATAAGGGTCAGCATGATTAAACTTCGGTAACACAGCTAGTTCATGTGTTTTAACAAATTTAATAGTAACAGGAAACATAATGAGGTAGTATAACGTATAATATTGATAAATCAACGCTTGCCATAAATATTATAGTGAATCAACCACCTTTACCGGATAACACTGCAGATAACAATCAAGACGTATTAAATAAAATCGATTCGTTTCTTGAAGGATTGAATAATGAAGATAAGGAACTAGTTAGTAAGAACTCTGCACAGGTTGAAGAAGTAAAAGTAACTATCCCAAAGACTAATGAAGAGATGAAAGAGTTTGTAGCAAAGCATTCAGCTGAGCTTGTGCAAAATAGTGTAAAGAGCATAATGGAACTACAAAAGCTAACTGTTGCCACCGGAGACCCAGAAATGATGGCTAGTTTAGCAAGTTTAATAGCCGCTAGTACCGGAGCTATTGAAACAGTAAACAAAATGCATTTACAAAATCAAAAAGCTGAAACTGCAAGAGAGCTTAAAAAACTAGAAATAGAAGGTAAAAAAGAAATACAACGCCTCAAGAATGACGGTTACCTTAACTTGCCAGCTGGTAACACCAATATACTAGTTGCTACCAGAGAAGAAATGATAGCACAGTTAACCGGCAAAGTTAAGAACAAGACCGCTAATGTAACTAATGAAGTTATTGAGATTTCTGATTCGCAGCTGCAGCCGCCTTCTTCTTCGACTTAAGTACTTCTATTAATATAGCTATTAGTACAATACCACCTAAAGAAGCACCTACTATCCACATTTCAATAGTAGCAGCAACATAGGCTAGACCAAGAGATAGTATTGAACCAATACCCATTGTAATATTCTTTAAAAGTATAGCAAGTACTAAGAATAGTATCCCGACACCGATTAACGCCTTCACCATTAAAGCAATGAGTTCTGCTTTTTGAGCAGCTTTAGCTAGTGCTAACTGATCAGCAGCTTGTTTTTTAATCTGTTCTATTTCAGCATTTCTTTCAGCTTGTAGTTTATTAAGTGTTACTTTTTCAGCTTCTCTTAAAGCTGCCTTTTCTCTTTCTTGTTGATCGATTACTGTTTGAGCATTATCTAAAGCTTGTTTTTGTACAATAGCTAACTCAACCGCACCATTATATTTGGTGTAAAGTTGATCAATAGTTAAAGCTTTCTCTTTATTAATCTCTGTTGTAATAACAGCTTTTTGTTCTGGTGTTAACTTATCGGTACGATTCATTATCTCTTTAGCGCGTAAATGTGCAACAAGAGTATTCATGTCTTGTTTCTTTTTCTCTTGAGTAACCATATATACACCATAGTTCAATTCCCCAATCTTTGCAAAGTTTTCGTCGTCCTTCTTCTTTAAATCATCATATGATTTTTGCAGCTGCTCTCTTGCAGCATTATACTTCATTTCCATTTCTTGACGAGCAGCTTCAACTTTTTTATTAGCTTCAGCTAACTGGTCAACTTGTTTTTGACTATCTTCAGCCTTAACTACAGCAACTGCTTTCTTACCTATTTCTGTGGTAGGACTGTTACTAAATGCATCAGGTGTTTTTAATCCGATAGTACAGCTAGTTAAAAATATTGTTAATAGTAATCCGAATCTTTTCATATTAATATTTATGCTTCAAAAGTCTACTATCTTTATTTTATCCGATTCAAAAGTATCTTCTTTTCTATCCTTAAAATACTGTTCTATGTTTTCATACCACCAATGCGGCGGATTACAGAACTCTAATAAACCGGATTCATTTATATAGATGTTTTTTTCCATGTCAAACCCTGCTTCACTATTTCTTTTTTGACCAGTTCCGTAACCACGATTTGCAAGCTCTCCGTGGTATTCATGATAAACAGTACCTTTTACAAAACCAGTTTTACCTTCTGCAAAGTTATAAAACTTTTCTTTCCATTCCAAATAAGGACCAAAGTTAGGAGAGTCCTTAAGGTAGGAGTTGACTAAAGAAGCTTCTGTAGGGTGTGGACTTACAATACCAAATAGTTGAGCTCTATCGCCTCCAGTCCAAAAGTTATACGGCCAAAGCTTACCACCCTCTTGCCATAGCTCTCTTCTTGCTGCATATGCAAAACCTGTTTGTGGACCAGCTCCATAACCAGGTATAATAGGCTTACGTGTATCAACTAATTCTTCTGTTAACTCTCCTATACTAAGCATAGATTTTGCACCTAAAAATGCTTTACCACGGCTATCTGTCCAATAACAGTCTTCAAACAACTGTATAATATTAACTTCATCCAATGCAAGAGAGGCAACATCATACCAGTTAGGGTTCATGAATAATATATCATGATCTATCCAGGCTAACTTAGTATATTTTTCTGGTACTAAAGTTTCTGCAATATTAAGTAATGCTTCTTCTTGTACACAAACGTTTTCTCTCTTAGCTTTAATATGCTTCCAGTTTTCAAGGCCTTGAGTTACAAATTCTCCAGTTAAGGAGGCTTCAGCTCCGTATACCTCTATACCCAGAGACGCCATTTGTCGTAAAAATCTAAATAGGTTTTGATCAGTTCTTCTATACCCACACCAATTAAAGTGGCATATAATAACCGCTAAGTCGTCTCGTTCTCTCATACCCCTACTTATACAAGCACAGGGGAAGATCTATTCCTCCCCTGTGGTTTCATTTATTTACCTTTATATTTGTTTAGTTAATATCAATAACTTTCTTACCACCATTCTCTACTTTGTTTTTCGGGAATGTTAATGTAAGAACACCGTCTTGTTGAACAGCTTTAGCTTTATCCAAGTTAAACGAGTTACCGACGTTAAAGCTACGACTAAAGGTCTCTTCTTGTGTGCCGCCTTTATGGATCACTTTACGAGTGCCTTCAATCGTTACCACTCTACCTTCTACAGTAACATTTGTTTTATCTTTGGATACACCAGGAAGATCCACCTCTACGGTGAGTTCATCCCCTTCTTTAAACCGAACAGTATCTCCTGTACGGCTAACATCCCCCCAAAAGAAAGGATGGTTAAATTCTCTCTCTAAGACAGTGTCTAAGAGTGAGAATGGATTACGATACGCGCTAGGATTGTAGTTAGTTAGTTTATTCATAGCAATAATATTTATATCATATATTTTGCTATAATCAACAAATTAGTGCTAAATGTTATCTAAACCTTTGATAATGTTAGATATCTCTTCCCAATTAGTTATACGGTTTTTTATTGTCTTTGGCGTTTTTCGTAAAGGTATACACACTTTTACGTTTTTATATTCGTTAAAATTTAACTTTTCGTATAATACACACCAATCATTTTCGAACTCTTTATAATCTATTTTTATAGCGCCTGGCGGTAAGCTTATTTCGTTAACTTTATTTTGAAATAAATTTATTCTATCAATCTCTTTATATATTTCATTTATTTCTATCTTAAACGGTTCTACTTGATTGCCTTCATTTTCTTCTCTTTCATCAATAGTTTTAACGATTTCATCTACTACTGCTTTTTTATACGTGCTTATCCATGGATTAGTTTTTCCAACTGTATTGTAATGCCATTTATTTAGTTTATTAGCTATAACGTTACTTAAAGCAGCTTCAGCAACATTTCTAGTAATATAAACAACGTTTGTATTTTCTGTGGTTACTTTTAAATGTTCAGAGTTATGACTATGATATATTACTCCAGGCTTTATGGGTGTTAAGTCTGTTAACTCAATTTCATAATGTTGTTCAAGTTTTAGCTTTAAACCTAATGTAAAGTAAAGCTCCTGTATAAATGTAGCCACGAGAAAACTACCAGTGCGTCCCGGGCTCAGTATTAACCAACTATCCGTTTTCTCTAGCTTTTTCAAAACATTTTTTTACGCCTCACAAGTTGAGCAGGTCAATATGGAACGAGCAAGTACTTGAGCTGGGTTAGCTGAACGCTGATAGTAAAGACTCTTAATACCGTTCTCCCAAGCAAATACTATTAGTTCGTTAACGTCTTTTGGCTTGGTGTTAGGTGGAATCATTAAGTTTAATGATTGACCTTGATCAATGTACTTTTGGCGAGCCGCAGCTTGAATTACTATTTCCTTTTGACTAATTTCGCCGAATGTCTTGAACACAGCTTTTTCTTCTATAGTAAGAAACTCAAGATGCTGTACCGAGCCACCCTTTACAAGTATAGACTTCCAAACACCTTCAGTATTCTTTTTCTTTGTTTCAAGTAAAGCTTCTAGATAAGGGTTCTTATACGTAAACTTACCTTTAGCTAAGTCTTTCACAAAGTAGTTAGAGTTAAGAGGCTCAACTGAAGGCGAAGCTTGGCCGAGAATAAACGAACTAGAGGTGGTAGGTGCTACAGCAAGTGTAGTTACATTACGACGGCCATAACCTTTAAGTAGAGGTGGTTCACCGTACTCTACAGCCATTTGTGCGGTAGCAGCATCTGCTTTCTTACGAACAAAACTCCATATTTGAGTATTGAGCAGCTTTGCTTCCATTGTCTCAAACCCAATCATCTTAGATTGAAGATATGTATGCCAACCAAGAGCACCAATACCAAGTGCACGCTGATTAATAGCGAAGTTTCTTGGGTGTACCATAAACTTCATCTTCTCAGTCTTATTAATGAACTCGGTCATTACAGCATCGAGGAAGTATACTAATGTTTCTACTGCATCAGTGTTCTTCCAGTTGTCCCACTGTTCAAAGTTAAGAGATGACAAATCACAAACAAACGATTCTTCATTGTCGTTTGATAACATAATCTCCGTACAAAGGTTGCTTTGGTTAATCTTAATGTTCTTATCTTTGTATACTTGTGGTGCCTGGTTATTAGCGTTATCAGTAAAAAAGATATAAGGATAACCAGATTCAAAGCGCTTCTTTATAACTAAGCCCCAGATGCGACGTTTTTCCTTATCACCGTCAAGCATAGACTTCAACCATTCATCAGTTACACAAACACCGATAGAAAGGTTTTGAATATCATCACCTTCACCTCTGATCTTTAAAAACTCTTCTATGTCTTTATGGTCAATGGGTAGGTATGCAGCAAAAGAACCTCTACGTACATTACCTTGTGAAATGTAATCCGTTAAAGATTCAAATACTGTTAACTGATGATGTACACCAGTAGATTCACCACCAGATGAGATAGGTGCACCGCGAGGGCGAATTTTACCAAAGTAAGCTGATGTACCGCCGCCTGCTTTTGACATAGTACCTATTTCTGAAATCTTATACAGAATAGCATCCATATCATCGTCAATATACGAACCGAAGCACGAGATAGGTAAACCGCGATTACGGCCAAAGTTTGACCAAATAGGAGAAGCCAAGGAATAGAAGCCTTGATGCATATAGCTTTCAAACTTATCTGCAAAGCCTTTTAACTTGAGGTAATCTTCAGCTGTCTCAGCTATATCTCTTATACGCTTTTCAGCAGTCTCTCCGTCTAGGAGATAACCGCGTTCAAGGAACTTGCGAGAGTCGCTATTCAGCCAGTAAATGTTTTTGTTACTCATTTTTATATATTATACTATACTTTTTATTAAAATAAATCGTCTTCTGAAAAGCTTTGTGACTTTTTAGAGTACTCCACAGGACGAGAATGGAAGAAATCGGTCATATTGTTACCAAGTAATTCTTCGTTAAACCAGGAAATATCTTTGAGAAGCTTAGAATCCGTTTCATACACCTCTGGGAAGCCAATACCTCTGAGAGATTCATTGATACGGTCTTTTACAAACTCTTTAAGATGAGCCGCAGTTAATCCGTCTTCCTTAATACCGTTAACCATCCAATCGATAATCTTTGCTTCGCTTTCGTATGCTTCTTTAGCCTCGGCAAGAACTCTCTCTTCAAGCTCTTTATCAAAAAGCTCTGGGTACTCTTCTCTAATGGTATTAACAATCTTTATGCCAACTAGTGCATGAATATGTTCTTCATTACGGGTATACTTGACTTGCTGGTCAGTATCTTTGAGTACGTTCTTGTTGCGTGCAAACCAGTTAATAATATAGAACTGACTCATCAATGAAACGTTCTCTACGAATAACGTAAAAAGTATAAGAGCGTAGAGGTACTGCTTCTTCGAGTCTTTATAATAACGGTGTGTGTACTTTTTAAGATACTTTACACGACCTTGTATCCATTCCAGTTTAAGGTTCTCTTCAAATATATCTTCAAGACCGAGTACAGTGAGTAGTCTTTCATAAGCATTGTTATGAATCACCTCTGTATTAGCCATTACATAACCTAAGTCTTGTAATGAAGGGTGTGGCAAGTTTTCCCCAAGCTTAGCCCAGAACGTTTTTACCGCTACCTCGATTTGACCGATAGCGGATAAAGTACGGATGATAATCTCTCTTTCTTGATCATTTAACTTAACTTTAAACTGTTGTACGTCTGATTTAAAACTAAACTCCTTGTGAGTCCAAAAACCATTATGCATGGATTCGATAAATTCCTCTGTCCAAGGATAGCGATTAGGTTTACGAGAGATTTGTTCGTCGAATATCATAGTTTTAGTTACAGGGAATATTATTTACGTATTGTAAACGTTTTTACGTTTTTATCTATAAGAAAAAAAATATTTTTTTCTCGCCAGTGCGCTGGACTGAGTTACAAAAGTTAGTTTTTCTTATTATATAATTCTAATTTTTTTACAATGTATCGTACAATTTCACTGCGTACAATATCTGCTTCTGTTAACGTAAAAACATGGATACCTTTATCTCGGCTTTCAGCGTCATTAAAAACATTGCACATTTTCTCAAACCCAGACTTACCGTTAATGTCGGATTGCATCGGGTCTCCGCAGATAAATAGTTTACTGAACTGACCTACACGTGTTAATAAAGTTGTGAGCTCTTTGAACGTGCTGTTTTGAGCTTCGTCCATAATAATAGCTTTAGCGTTCCAAGAAAGACCGCGAAGATATCCTGTTGGTTTACCGTCTACCCGTCCTTCTTTCATTAACATGTTAATATCAGCTTTACAGAGTAGTTCATCAAGCTTTTCCATTAATGGTTCAAGATAGGGTGTCAGTTTTTCATTAGCGTCGCCCGGAAGATATCCCATTTTATTATCTGAGCTCTCAACTATACTACGAATATATATTAAGTCAGAAACCTTTTTTAGGTTTAGTAATTCCAAAGCAACCAATGTTGCTAGAAAGCTCTTGCTACTACCAGAAGGGCCAGTAATAAAAACAATCTTAGTGTGATTATCTAAAGCTAACTTAAGAAACTCTTTTTGCCTGTTTGTTAAATCCGGCCTTTGTCGAATCTGTACCGGTCTTTCTAACTTATCGGCCTGATGTACTAAAAGACTCTTGTCTTTAGTAGCAGGTGTATTATTTTGACTTTGTTGAGCTAACTTCTGTTTTTGCAGGCGTTTTTTCTTACTCATCTGTTTATATTTACCCAAAAACAAGAATAATATATGCTTTTATTTAACAAACTTGCATGTAAAGGTATTATTTATAAGTACGGATATGCCTATAAGATATATAGACACTAACGCAGAAAAACTCGATATAAAATGGAGAATATCTATGTTAGATGTTAAAGATATTGATGCGGTATTTTACCATATAAAGTTTAATGGTGGTCTAGATTGGGCAACAGATGCTATAAACTTTATAAAGAAAAATCAGCGAATAGGGGTTAAGTATATAATATCCGGGGTAGGGGAAGCACCATTTAAAACAGATGTGTTAAGAGTAATCAACTTTGACGAGAACGTTATTTATATTGATTCTGGAATAGATTCTTTTCATACAAGACATGTAAACTTGTCTTACTTTTTTAGTTTTAAAATAAGAGCTGAAGCAAATATTAGAGAGCAAAATAAAGATTTTACACCTATACCTTTTTTCGATAGGGACAAATATTTTGTATGCTTAAACCGAAAGTACAAAATACACAGAACAGCGTTTGTCAAGTTATTACATATTACTGGTTTAAATAGTAAAGGTATAATAACTTTAAACCATCAAATAACAAGCACCGCAGGTAATCAGGTTCCACCACCTGGTTATGGTTACAAGCTTTATAATCAAGGCGACAAAGTAATGTCTCCTGTTACTATTGATTTAAGTAATAATGAAAAGTTTAAAGTGTCTTTAGCTATTTCACCTATTTTTAATAACTTAGGAGACAACGCTCTTATTAATATGATTAATGAGACGTCTTTTTTTTATAATACAGACCCCACATATGTTAATCCATGGAATAGAGTATTTGTAACAGAAAAAACCGTTAAATCATTTATTATGCATCAGTTACCTTTATTTCTTACTGTCGACGGACACGTACAATATTTAAAAGATAATGGATTTGATTTATTTGAAGATTTTATTAATCATTCTTATGATAGTATAACCGATCCGCTTTTAAAAACAACAGCTGTATTTGGCGAACTATATAGATTGTGTAATGAATATACAATAGATGAAATAAGAGCGTATTGTGAAAAGAACAAAGAAAGATTTTTATATAATGTAAATAACTGTGATATAGTATATGCTAAGGAGCTTGATACAGCTCTCAATAAAATTAAAATCTTATTAGAAAGCTAATATGCCAGTAAACTTAATAGATTATAGTTATGACGGTACTATACTAAGCGGTATATTATTAGAACGTGTAAAAACACACAGCGTTGAAAAAAACGTACAAGTAGTCTATCTTGAAGTAACTAGAGAAGGTACAGTAGATAAGTGGGAAGAAGTAATAAAAAAATGCGTTGATAAACATAATGAAAAGAATATTAAGTTTATTTTTTCAGCAATACAGGAAGCTCCTTTTAAAGAACATATATTATACCTTTTACAGACTTACGAAAATGCTATTTATATAGATTCTGGTAAGGATTCTTACCATCCAAGACATATTACTGCATCAACTTTTTTTTCAGCATCAATACAAGAAAGTACCGGGTTTAACCCTGTACCGTTTAATGAAAGAGATCAATATTATGCTTGTTTAAACCGACAACCCCGCAAAACTAGAACAGCATTAGTTAAGTTGTTAGTTTCATCAGGACTAGATAAGAAAGGAATAGTTACCCTTAACAGTATAAGTAAAGATCCTTCTCACGATGTAGGTTTAAAGGAAATAAAAATTGATTTGATTGGAGATCCGAATGACCCTGCAGTGCATTTCAGGCAGTATAATAGTTTAGGAAAAAATGCTTTAATACATGTTGTTACAGAATCGTCTTACTTTACGTACAACAATCAATATTGGTCAAATACTGACGGCTTCAAGTATCCTTTTCATTGGAATAGAGTATTTGTAACTGAAAAAACTATTAAAGCTTTTTGCATGCACCAGTTACCTCTATTCTTTACAGTAGACGGGCATGTACAGTATTTAAGAGATTGTGGGTTTGATATGTTTGATGATTTTATTGATCATTCATACGATAAGGTAACAGATCCTTTATTAAAAATGTCAGCAGTATATGGAGAACTACATAGACTGTGCAACTACTCTTTAGAAGATATAAAACAATATTGTATTAAAAACCAAGATAGATTTGTTCATAATGTTAACAATCGTCCCGGGGTGTATCAGAGAGAGTTAGATAATCTTATCAACAAAATACTAAACTTTATAGAAAATTAACAAAAAGAAACCCGACTATTGCTAGTCGGGTTCTTAGTTTTAAACGTTTTACCGTTACAATACTTATTACAGCATTGTTGCAGCGGTACCAGGAACGAATGCCTGACCGAGGCCGGAAACGATGATGAGGTGATAGTATAACGCAGCACCGAAGATGTGGTCAATAACGCCATAACGGGTCATTAAACCAACGCGTGGGCTGAAATCGTTAGGTCCGATTGTACGTTGTACTAACACTGGAATATATGGGCAGTAAACAATACCAGTATCATAGTATTCAGCACCCTTGTAGCCTAATAAAGCGTACTCAAGTATTGTACCACGTTGATTTGTCTGATATTGTGCTTCTGTACGTGTATCACGGTAGATCGTGAAACGACCACCGACTGTACCAACTTTAGCAATACCAACTGGTTGTGTGTTTACGTTACCGTTAACTGAGAACCATTGGAACTCAGGAAGCATTTCAAACATTGCGCAAACACGAGGTGTTGCAATGATGAAGTTTGCTGCGCCACGGCGATTGCGGATAGCAACACGGTTAGCTTCAACAATAACACGTGCAAAGAAGTCACGGTTACGTTCACCTAACCAACGGCCATCAGCTGAAGCTGCGTTCCAGAATGAATAACCTTGGCCTGCACCAGCGTTGAGAGCAACTTGGCACATACGGATTACCATTTCACGGTCGATTTCAGCTTGAATTTCGTACGACATAGCGTTCGTTAATTCATTGTCAATGTCGATACCGTTCATGTTCTTGAGATCTTGCTCAAGTTCAACGGACCAACGAGCTGCTAAACGACGTGTACCAGCTTCAACTGCTGTCTTTTCGAAGCTTACAACCATCTGTGGGATGTTGCTTGTTAATTCAAAATTGCTTAAGAATTGTGCAATACCACCATCTGTTGGTAATACGTTGAAGTCAGCGTTACCAGAAAGGAACGTTGAAGAAATACCCGTGAAGCGAGTATTGAGATAGTTCCAACCTACTTCATTACCATCTGAAGCATGTGTCCATCCTTGTTGACCTTGAGCTGATTGGCTATAGCCGCCGCCGTTGTCAACTTGTGTATTTCCGAGTGGATCTGCATCGTATTTATAACGTAATGCAAAAGCTAGACCAACTGGACCACTCATAGGTTGAACACCAACGATTTCGTTTGTGATCAATTCTGGGAAGGTACGGCGGATCATCGGAATGAGGATCTTTGGTAGACGAGCATCACCTTGTGCGTAGAAGTCACTTGATTGAAGACCGCCTTGACCAGGGTTACCTTGTAGCGTGCCGAATACGCCAGCATTGCCAGCGACGTTAGCTGCTTCAAAGCACCACTTTTCTTGATTTTCAAGAAGGATAGCTGTGTTCAAACGAGTGTGTTCGTTTACGATTTCTGGAGTATTATCATCGGAGTGGTCGAGCAATGGTGCCCACTTCTTTAAAAGTTGGCCAGCGCGATCACGATCGATGTATGATTGTGAAGGTTTAATTTGTTTCATAACTAAATAATTTTTAACTAACAATACCTCAAGTACTTAACAGTACTTCAACGTGTAGATATACTTACAAAAAAAAGCCCGATTTCTCGGGCTTTTGGATAAAAATCTGATTTATTTATTAAGCAAGTCTGTTCTTAAGTAACGATACATAAGACTCAGCTACGTACTTGTCTCCATCATCACTTGCAGATGTAAAGGACTTGGATACTTGCTTTTTGTTTTCTGTAACTAATACATCAATACCTTGTGATTTTGGCTTTGTGGATTCTTTAAGAGTTTGAAGATTTTCTTCTTCTTTCTTATCAAACATATTAACTACATAGTCAAAGTTCTCATTAATGTATTGTGTACTCTTTTCTGCTAGAACACGTGTTACGTAGTTCTTTTTGTTAGCAGGTAAAGTAGCTGCTTTCTTTTCTAATAATAGATTAGCTTGTAATGCTTCAACTTTTTCATTTAACAGTTGAGCGCTCTTTTGTGCTGCAGCAGCTTTAGCATTAGCTTCGTCAATTTGCTTTTTACCATCTAATAAAGCTTCTTTCACGCTTTCATTAATAAATGTTTCATCTAAGCTTACTAAACGCTTAATCTCATCAACGATCTTTGAGTTACGAGTGTTTTGTGTAGCTTCTTGAATCTGTTGTGCTGGAATAGCTTTGTCAAGATAAAGTTCTAAGTAAGAAGAAACGTTTTCTACCACTGTGTTCTTGAAGTAGTCAGCGTTTTTCTTGATTTGGCTTTCATACATCTTAATAACATTCTTGAGTTTACCGGTAGTGTCATCATCAAGCTTCTTCATTGCTGTGGCAAATTGAGCTGCGTGAGTCTCATCGATACGAGTCACGATTTTTTCAAGCTTTGCTGTATGATCAGCATCAATAGCTTCTAAAACTTTTTCAAGTTTAGTTGAGTACTCCTCGTCTTGTTGTACAAGGGCAGCTTCAACAGCGAGGTTAACTTTCGTTTGAACAGCTTCTGAAACTGCTTTTAGCGATTCCTCGGATAAGAGGTCTTTGGTTGCCTCTTTAAGAATTGTTTGAATGTCTTGGCTCATATCGTATTAAATATTTAGTAAAATTGATGTTATTATTAGGATTTTTTGGGTGTTTTGTTTACCAACTCAGAATCCGCTTTTTTAATGCGTTCTTTGAGTTTTTCGTTAACAACTGATTGTAAAGATGAATTAGCAGCTGCGTAGTTGTTATCCACTATGTGACTAATAAAGCGTTTGATTTGATCTTTTTCGTTCATATTATTTAAGGGAGTTAATAAAGTGGATGATATGCTCTCTTAAGTAAAGATCTACATCCTTCTTAGGTAATGAGCTAAGTTTGTTTTCGAAACTATCGTAACACTCTTCATATCGTCCATCTTGCTTGATAATAAAGTTTTTGGATTCAAGAATACCGTTAACAAATGCACCTGGAGCAGAAGGATCAGCAACAGCATCAACAGTAATAAGCTTCATATTGCTTACATAGTTGGTACCGTCTCTGTCTTCTACTGTTCCTAAAGCTCTCGAGCTCATGCCCATTTTAACACCATCCATAACTAGAGATCTCATGATTTCTCCTAGTGGAGTGCGTAGTACCTTGCTTTTACCTCTTACTACATTACCTTCCATACGGAGTTCAGTAATCAAATGGCATGCTCTTTCGCTGCTAACATTAGCGCTGTTTGGGTGTTCAAGTTCACCTAAAGCTCTGTTTGTTTTAACAAATTCATTATTGTAACGTTCTACTTCACGAGCCATTTCTTCGCGGCTATAAATACGGTTGTTACGGTTTTTTTCTTCCGCTACCATATAAACACCAGATACGTAAACATTGGCTGGCTTGTCTTTGTTGCCCTCTTCGATTAAATAATCTAGGCCCTCGGTGATGGGGGTCTGAGTTATAAGTTTGTAAAACATTAACTATACTTATGCCAATGGTATAAAAAAACTATGTAAGCTCTTGTATTTTTAAAGAGTTAGCATAAAATATACTAAATGATTTTAAGCGACGTAACAGCAACAATTTCAACTCGCGGACGTTCTGCTACTACTTTACCACTAGTGTTGCAGTCTTTATTAAGTCAAAACGCTAAACCTGCTAAAGTCGTAATATACGATGATAATGATAGTTTTGACGATCCACGTAAAAATGATGTACTTAACAATATGTTGAGTGCATTATCACTGTCAAATATCCAGTGGTATTGGATACCTGGAGCAAGGTCAGGGCAGATATACAATCATGAAACTGCACGAAAGACTTGTGAAACGCCTTTCTTGTGGCGTATTGATGATGATAATATATTACTTCCGGATACTTTAGAAACACTTTATAAAACTATTACATCTGATTCAAAGATAGGGGCTGTTGGTCCGTCAATAGTAGACCCAAAAAATCCATTAGGTAACTCGCTTGCTTCAAATAAAATGGATGACATTTATTTGGGTGTAAATGAACAATGGAATCTAAGGAAAGGTATTACACTTAAAGAAGTAGAACACTTGCAAGGTAGTACCTTTTTATATAGAGTAGCGGCTGCCACACATGGTTACGATTTAGGTCTTTCTAGAAAAGGTCACAGAGAAGAAACTATTTTTACATATGAAATGTTTAAAGCTGGGTGGAAGTTGGTGGCGGTGCTTGGCTTAACTACATGGCATTTCCATTATCAAACTGGTGGTATACGTAGTGAGAGAGATGATAAGATGTTAGTTAACGATGAAAACCGTTTCCGTGGCAAACTAGAAGAATGGAAGATTAAGCCAAGCAAATACAAGTTCTTTTTCTTGGATAGTGGTAGAGGAGATCATTATGCATTTAAACAACTACTACCAGACATACTTAAAAAGTATAAAGGGCATAAAATTGTTATTGGTTGTTGTTGGCCAGATTGTTTCTGGGACATTAAAGACGAAAACATTATACTATGCTCTTTAGTAGATGCAGCTCCATTTGTTAATCAAGAATCTCAAAACGTTTACAAGTACATGTTTGAAACAAACTGGAAAAACGAACTAGTTGATGCAATGAGAAAGGTATATCTATGAAAATAGTCATTAGCCCATATTCCCAAAAGCTTCCTAAAGAAAAACTTTGTGCCGGTCATAACGGTACTAACCCTAAAAACTATCCTTATTGGGAGCAGTTAATAACTTTACTTAAACAAGAAATACCTGATATAGAGATAGTACAGATTGGAGTGGCGGGAGAGAAGCTACTAAAGGGTGTAACCACGATTAAGCATAATCTACCACCACAAGAGTTACTAGACCTTATTAAAGGGTGTAATGCTTGGTTTTCAGTAGATAACTTTTTCCAACACTTTGCAACTTATTACAAAATACCTAATGGTTTTATAATGTTTGGTTTGTCTGATCCAAAGATATACGGTTATAAACAAAATACCAATATCCTTAAAGATCGCAAGTATTTACGTCCTGACCAATTCGGATTTTGGTGGAATGTAGTACCTAATGATGAAGCATTTCTAAGTGCAGAAGAAGTGTTAAAGATAGTGTTACCAGTGCTTAAGTCGTCCTAAGTATAGGTATGGCGTATCCATACTATCCAACCCCAGCTTATACAGATGTTAACTCTACACCGGGTAACATTATAGGTGTGTATAGCCCAACCGGGTTTCCTTTGTCTGGTAGTTCTTTTCCGATTAATCAAACCCCTAGTATTAATGATGTACAACTTGGATGGTATGTAAACGGTAACGGAGTTAATAACGGCAGAGTACAAGGCTTGTCTGGACAGAATAACGTTTACGTAACTGTACAAATAGATCAGTCAAATGCACAACCAGGTAGTTCGTACACTTTTTCCCAAAACCGTTTTGTTGCACCAAGCGCTGAACCAGTGGTTGGACCAGCAGCATTTTTATCTACTAACTTAAACAATCGTATTAAGAGTTATGATATGCTAGCTGAACGTATTTTCTTTCAGTTAGGTGCACCTCTTATTAATCTTGAAATAGCGTGTGTAGCTGCATATGACATGATTGCGTATGCTATAGAAGTTTTTACACGCTTTACACCTGGTACAGAAGAAATATTAATATTTGATTCTAACTTGTATACTGGTGGTCAAGGTATCAAGCTTGACACTCTTATTAACTATACACCAGAGCTTTCATCAGCTACTTCTACATTTCAAACTGGTTGGGATTATGATTTAAATGATTATAGAAAGGTTATAGACATTTATAACTTCCAGGAAGGTACTAATGAAGGTGTTAATACGTTGTTTACTATTGAACAATCAATGGCGCAACAAATGCATTTTGCATACTCTTTAGGTAGTAAAGCATTTGACTTAATAACTTGGCACGTATTAAAAGACTGGTTAAAGACCCGTGAAAAGTTATTTGCTATGAAACAGTACTGCCGGTTTGACCCACGCACACAAGTACTACGCATTACACCTGATCCTACTTTAAACAAATCTGCTCGCTATTTTGGTGCTATTGGTGTTTATCTTGAAAGACCTATTAAAGATCTAGTCAAGGAACGTTGGGTAATGGAATACGCTAAAGCACTAATGAAGATTTCCATTGCCAATACTCGTGGTAAGTTTGGCGGTACACAGCTATTCGGTAGCGGTACTATACAGTACCAAGAGTTAATGAATCAAGGTAAAGAAGAAAAGAAAGCTCTTGAAGATGAGCTAAAGAGTGGTCATTCAGAGGTTCAAGAACCTCCACTGTTCTTCTTAGGTTAATTATTCTGGAGGTAAAGCACTTCCACCAGCACCACCGGCTGCCCCAGCAGCAGGAGCGGCTCCAGCACCAGGCGCTGCACCTTCTTCTCCACCAGCTTCAGGCGCTCCACCACCAGGTCCAGGACCAAAACCAGGAGCTGCACCAGCACCAGGACCGATTCCGCCACCACCACCACCTGGAGGAGCACCAGCACCAGGTTGACCACCTTGAGTTAAGGCTTCTTCCCAGTTCTTACCAAGTGTAGCAATCTTATCTAACTCAAAGGTTAAAGCAGCATCCTTACGCTGCCATTCTCTATTAGCAAGTAATTCATCATCAGTCCAGTTCATATACTTCTTTAAGGCATACGATCTAGATACTAGATTATCTGTTGCAGTGGCTTGTTTTACGTTATCAAATCTAATCTGTAGTAACTGTTGATCTCTAACAGCTGAGAAATGTGAAGGCGGGTTGAGAGTAACGTTTATATCATTCTCTCTTAACTGATACTCTTTCCACAAACCTTTAAGTTTGAGGTGAGTAATAAAAGTGTCTTTAATAGTGGTAGAAAAATGTCTTTGTAATCTAATGATTAGTTTAGCAAACTTTAACTCTTCACGCAAAATTTCACCACCATCTGCAAACTTTGTATCTGGGTTTAATCTGCTTGCAGGTACCCGTAATGCTTTATATAGTTTGTTTACAAAGTAGTTTAAGTCGTCTAGCTTACCTAAGTTTTGACCACCATTTAAAGTCTTTACTTCCGTACCGTCTTGTCCGTTGCGACGAGCAAACCAATAACTATCTAACATTGACTGTGGATCGTAAACGTTAACACTACCACCTTGATCAGAATCGTAGGTACGTTTTGACCAATAGTTTTGCATTAAACGTTTTAAGTATGCTTCTGCTTTTGCAGCAGGCATATTACCAACGTCAACATAAAAAGCTAAACGCTCTGGTGCACGAACTAAACGATAAACAACAATACTATCTTCAATCAAGCTTAGTTGTTTATATGCACGACGAGCCACCTCAAGGTAAGGTAAACGAATCGTTTTGTTTTCGTTCCAAGTGTGAGAATGGAAATAAGTTACTTGATGACGTTCAAGAGGTATAAGCTCCATACCATCTTTCTTTGGACCACCAGAAGGACCTCTACTATTAACGTTCATACCACCACCCTTATCATCCTTAGGTACTGGCTTACGAAGCAAGTAACCTTTAATGATCATGTTTTGAACATTATCATAAATAGGGTTAATATGTTCAGTTGGTATTTGTACTAAACTAATAACACCAGCTTCTTTATTATCTTCGTTAATTACGTTTTCTAAAAATATTTCTGCATCTATCAAAAGAGTTCTAAAATACTCCCACCCCTTGCTATCAAGGTTGAATAAGTCCATTACATAATCGTAATTCTTTTGAAGTTCTTTCTTTTGACTCTCTTCTAGTTTTTCACTTAAAAGCAATACTCCGTATTTGCCTTTATCGTCTTTTACTAAAGCTTCATCACAGATTTCATCTAATGCATGACTGATTTCTGCATAAGAAGCCATAATACGGTAATCAGCTACTCTCTTTGCTTTATCAGTATCAATTAAGGCATAAAGATAGTCATGGTAACCTTTATCAATAATAACCCCGTTTAAGTTGCTTTGAGGGTTATTAGGATCTTGTACAACGGAAACTGCTTGTCTTAAGTTTCTTTCTTGTTGAGTGCTACCTATTTTATAAAAAGTTTCAAACTTTGGATTAATCTCAGCAATATTATCTATAACTGTAGAGTTGCCGGTGTATGGCAGCTTATTAACGAAATTGTTAAACGCTTTACTGAAATAGTTTTGAGGTTGCTGAGCCATTGTTAATATTTACACTGTAGGTTGTTATTATATACTGGATTTATTAAAATGCCAGTACTATTATCTACTTATTAAGAACACACTAAAGTATGTGCCTTGACCCACACCACCACCATACTGTATACCTTGCCCACCAGATTGATTACTATAAGCAGTAAAGTCTAAATAATCTCCAGAGCCGTTTAAGTATATAACTTTTGATGTAATCTGACTGTAACCATTACCCGATAGTGGGTTTGTCTGTGTTATGGCTTGAGTAGAACCATTTTTTCTAATTTGTAAATTATTCTGACCCCAAGCATTAGCAGGAGATGCAGCACGCCACCAAACTTGAAACTCTACGTGATAAAAACCAGGTATTGTTGGTGTGAAACAATATGTTGAAGTATTTAACCAACTGTTAGGATCGGCTACAACTGTTTGCCAAGGCATCAATACATCTGAACCGGCCGGGGTGGTTATGTCTCCGCTCAACGTAGCCACAGTAACATATGAGCTAGAAACCGTTGGAGATGTTATTGGGTTAGTTACTGTTATACTCGAGGCGGATACACTCTGAAATGTTACATTACTTGTCGTATTAAGTGTTTGATTGGCGCCAGGGCCACTAAAACCAGAATAACCACTTATACCGGAAAAGCCTGATATACCGCTAACATTTGAAATACTATACCAGGTTGCAGTACCAGCACTATATTGCCATATCTGTCCATTACTGGTTTGATAGTACATATCCATATCTTGTAACCCGGGTATACTACCTAATGGGTTACTTGAACCTGTGTACCACACTGACCCTCTTACTCCTGAAATACCGCTAAAGCCTGATATACCAGAATATCCAGAAGTACTATTGCCACTAAAACCGCTTATACCAGAGAAACCTGATATACCTCTAAAATTACTGTATGTACTTTCTTGTACAACTATTGTACAGTTGTCATAAAAATCTGTTGTTATACCTGGTCCAGCAGATACTGCCCAAGTATGAGTGCCTGTTTCATTTGGTGAAGTATACACCATTGGTGGTAATGTTAAGTGAGTGTTATTAATATTCCAGAAATACGAAGTCGTTTCAACTATTACCCCGTCTCTTGTTAATGCAAGTCCGGCCACTCCAAGACCTGTTGCTTTCCAAGCTGTAGGAAACGCGGTAACTACAATAGCCCCGCCTGATGCAGTATAACTTGCTGTCCAATTAGAAGCAGGACCACTAGCGGTATCAAGTAATTTAGTTGTAGTGGTTACAACACCACCTATACCTGCCCCGCCAGAATAACCGCTCGTTCCGTTAGTACCAGAAAAACCAGAATAACCAGAAGTACTGTTACCAGAAAAACCAGATATACCACCTTGACCAGCTACCTGTATTTCGAACCAAGGGTTAGTATTTACCGGGAAATCTGTATTACCATTAATACCCACATTACCAGCGCTATTGTTTAATAGCTGTAAAGATACATTAGTGGTTGTACCTGGAGTAATA